CATCAAATAAGCCAGTTAATGATGGATTTAAACCATCTTCGGTTGAACCACCAGTAAAGCCAGTAATTGCAACTGATATGCCAGCAGCTTCGCCTTTATAAGCCAATCCTATTGAGTTACCAATAGCACCCTTAGCAATTGATGCTAAAGTAACTGTGCCAGTAGCATTTATAGCAGAAACTCTACTATAAGTATCTGCATCAATTAAAGCTTTTAGTTTTGCACCAACCTGAGCAGCTGTCTCATCTTTTAATACTTCTACTGTATATTTATTTACATTAGAATCAATATAGATATAAATAACACCAGATGCAGTAGCAGTCCCAGTAAATACAACTGAACCAGTAGCAACGACTCCACTAGCATTCTCAGACAATCCAATCGCACTTATTTTAGGTCTTTTTGCAGATATTTTAAAAAGTTTATTTAAAAGGTCTCTGCCACCTTTTGCAAGCTGAGAAGTTTTACCAAAAAAACTATCAAATTCTGTTTCATATTTAATATCTTCTTTTAATTCGCCGCTTGCTGCTGTTCCAGCACTAGTTTTCTGACCTATAATTAAGATATTTCTACCTTCAATAGGAGATGCGATATTGGCATCCCTTATTTTTAAATCAATTTCTGGGTATCTATTTGCTACCATTCTTTCTCCTATTTTTATTATTATCTACTTCATTGTCATTTATAATTTCAATGGAGTCGTCTATTTGCGAATCTTTTTCATTGTCATTTATAATTTCAATGCACTTATCTATTTGCGAATCTTTTAGTCTGTTTCTCCAAAATAAGTCAACAGGAATATTAAAGCTATCAGCTTTTATTTCTATTTCTTCATTTTTTTTATAAGAACCAAAAGGAGTTGATAAATCTTGATTTATTTTAATTTTAATAAACATAATTTTAATTGTTATAATTAACTGTTGCTCCTGTTATATTATTTAAACCAACTCCAATTTGTTTTAAAGGAGTTGCTTTATATAATTCGTCATATACATCTCTATCTTCTATATACCCTTTTATAACAAAATCAAACCTACAACCGACATAAGCAATGCCATAATCAAAAGGTTCTGTGCTTAAATAATCACAGGGTTGATATTTTGCCTGACTAAGATCACTATCAAATCTATAATTTACAATGCTTTTTAATATAGGTATTTCATAACTTCTAGCCAAATCAGATGTTCTGCCTCCAAAGCTATCATCATATTGGTCTGTTTTTGTTGGTATTATTATCAATAATGAAAAATATTGCAGTGTTTCTACTAAAAACTTTTGCCCTCTATTTTGTGCATTTGATGCCGTTATAGCACTTCCACTTTTTTCCGTTTCTTTTCTATCAACATAAACAAATAACCAGCTTTTTTTCTGTTGGTTATTGTAAAAAGCTTGTAATCTTTCAATACTAGCGACATCTTGTATTCTTGAACCTTTATATAGCTTTATATCTCCAACAGCTTGTGTTCCTATATTACTAGTATTTTGATAGCTAATATTATTATCATCAATTTTAGTAATCTGTTTGTATCCATTCCACCCATATTTACTATCATATATCAATAAAGAGCCACTATTTTCAGTCGGTAATAAACTATTTACTTTAAAAGTAAAGGTAAAAGCATCTGGAACTGTTAATAAATCAAATATACCATTATAATTTGTGGTATTAGCAATTTCTATTTTTATTGGCAACCATTCTTTTGACAAAAAACTTGGGTCAGTTAATTGATGTTCTTGATTAACAGTGACAGTTGCAATATTATTTTGAGTTGTTATTGATATTATATTAACAACTTTCTTAGCATTAGCTATTGAAATATAATCTCCTGTCAATAATCCGTGATTATTAACTGTTGCAGTAATAGTAGTTCCGCTTTTAGTAAGTGATGAAACTGTAAATTCGTCGCTAAAATCCTTAGTATATTGTGGTAATATTTCTCTAAGTCTATTTAATATTAAGCTTCCTATCATTTATTTTTTAAAAAGTTTATCAATTTCTTTTTTAACATTTGACAGAACAATTTTTTCATTAGCATTAGCAGTTCTTAATATTGGTTTTCTTGCCAACATTGCTGTCGTTCCAGTTTCCAAGTATGAAAAATAACTTACATTACCTTTACTACCAAAACCAAATCTTTTTCCACCACGAATAAAAGTATTTAATGATTTAGAATATCTGCCACTTAAAACCGCTGGTGTTTCGGATGGACTAGATGCTTGGTGTTTTCCATATATTCTACCACTCTTTTTATTTCTCATATCAGCTTGCAACCATCCAATTAGTTTTTGATTAGATTGATAGCCAGCTCTTGCAAATGCCTTACCCATATTGCCTATTACTTTTTTGTGATGTGTTTCAACTTGATTTTTTGCTATTCTTCCAATAATTATCATCTTATATTTTATTTATTTCGTATTCTTTTACTCCAAGCTCAACAGTTTTAAAAATAACAAATTCTTTTAATTTATCTATGTCATTTATATCAACAACCTTATATCTACTACCATTATATTCTATGAATAGTTGTTGTTTATAATCAATATTAATATATCTAATAGTAAAAATTACATTAACTCCCTGCTCAACATTAGCACCTATCACATAATTATTTTTTTGCGACAAAAATGATGTTGTTTCAGTCTTAGCAAAACACTCAGCTAAATCAACAAATCCTATTTTTATATTTTCATTTGGTCTATCTGACCCAGTAGCTTGATAAACTTGAATTTTTATTTTTCTACTTAAATCAGCTAAACAAATTTTTAATTTTTTATTACTACACCTCATACACAAAAAAACATTTTATCGCCTATTATATATTGTCTATATAAGTCAAGGTGCAATTTTTTTTGTATCATATCACAATCACCATAATTATTAAATAAAAATGCAATATTAGCTAACATACCTTGTTTTAAAACTTCTGGAATGGTAACATATCCAGCAGTAAATTCTATTCTAATTGCCTGTTTTATATTATCAGTTATTATATAATCATTAAATTGTACAGAACTATAATCGTTTGACTCATAAATATAATACCTACTAGAATCAAGTGTTACTAATTCCTTATTCTTATAGTATTTTATATTTTGGATTGCCTGTAACTTGCTTTTTTTTAATTTCACTGAATAAGAAAAACCATTTATCAAAGCTTTATAGCTTTTTATTGTTATATCTCTTCCTGTAATATTTTCGCAATTAATTCTAGATGTTTTTATTAATAAGTTTATTCTATCATCAAAGCTATTATCACTGATTTTTAGATATAATTTAGCCTCTTGTAAAGTTATTGGCTCTATTGTTGGCTCTGATAATAGAATATACTCAATCATTTTATATTGTCTCAGTGTCATTAGGATTTTTAGCTTTCCTGCCTCTTCTTTCTACTCTAACTTCCTGAACTTCATCAAGCTTAACTTCCTGAACTTCATCAAGCTTAACTTCCTGAACTTCATTAAAATTAAATTCTTGGATATTTTCCTCAAAAATTATAGCATCTTTTCTATTTATCAAAATATTTGCTACATTTGAGTCAACATTATAAACTTCGTCTTTTATGTATTGCATCAATATATTACCTATTTTATTGGTAGGAGCTATATTATTTTTCAAAACTTTTATTTTTACAATATCTGACATATTTCATTTTATTTATTTATCAATTTGGAGGGGATATTACCCCCCCAAATAAGATTATTACTGAGTAACAGGAGCATATTGTGGATGCTCTAATACCAATTTAACACCAACTAAGGCACCATCACTAACACCACTTGATACAACTGCAATTTTTACCCACTTTAAAGCTGATTTCAAGCCAATAGTTTTGATAGTATTAGCTGTATTAATAGTCTTCTCTGCGGTAGTTGCAATTAGATAATCCGCTGCACTAGTAAAAGTAATATTATCATCGGAGTAAGATACTAATATTTCATAAGAACCATCAGTTCTAGCTCCAGTTTCAAATATAATAGTAGCAGAATTAAATCCTTCAATACTAACAGCAGAGCCATTAGTAGTTGTATTTGAAGTGATATTTTGTAAAGCTAAAAGATTTACAACTTTTTTTCTAGTTTTGTTATCAATCATAATTAAACTCCTATTTTATATTTGCAGAAAGCATTTTCGTCTACTACCAATGCACCAACATATTTAGCGAATGTATAAACAGTTTTACGACCATTATATTTATAAGGGTTAATCAATAAGTTAATTTGACTACCATCATATATCTGATATTGTTTAAAATCACCAAGTATTACAGGAGTTGCTCCATCAGTAATATCTGGTAAATTTTGATCGATAAAAAATGGTCTACCAAAAAGTGTATTAGGTAAATTACTCAATACCGCTGGGAAGATAGGAGTTCCATCATTATTAGTTAATGTGAAAATTTCTACCATAGTAGAACTATTAAAAGCATAAGTAAGATTATTATAGCCTCTAATTTGACCTATTAAACCAAATAACTTTTGATAATTTAATTTATTGCTAATACCACTCTTAATTTCTTTTGAAACACCTGGCAATAAACCTTGTGGTTGTTTCTTAGCAGAACCCTCGCCATTAATAAAACTAGCAGCTTCTTTGAATGCTATACTTTTAAGAGCAACATCTCTAATCAAAGATTCGCCACCTCTATAAAATGCAAGATGATCCGCACTTACTTCAACTTCCCTTGCAATTGCATTTAAAGTAACTTCTTTTTCAGAAAAAGTTGGCTCAGAAATAGTAACTGGAGCTGCTTCACTGATAAAATAAGCTTCTCCATAAGTTTGAAGAACTGGAATTCTAGAATGTATATTATTAGTAGATATAACAGTAGCATACTCTCTTATTGGAGATATCTCTATAAATCTTTTAATAAGTTTGTCTGATTGTGCTACTGGAATTAAAAATCCACCTTGAACATTTGATTCAGTATTAAGATATTTTAGCTCTTTAATTATTGAGCTAGTCTTATCTCCAGCTAATCCAGGATTAGCCATAACTTTATCAAGCTCTTTGAAGGTAGCTTCATCAAGATCAATTTCTTTTTGAGATTGCATTGGCAATCTTTTTAATTCGGCAATTTCACTAGATATTTCAGATTTAAAAGATTTAACTTCTTCAAGATGCTTTTCTGCTTCTTGTTTAAGATGTTCTTTTAAATTATGAATTGCAACTTCGTTTTGTTCTTTGGTTGCTGTTTGTAGATCGTGAATTTGTTTTATTTCCTTAACAATAAACTCTTGTATATTGCTTTTAGGAACTGCATTTTCAGTCATAATTAATTTATTTTTTGTTATTATTAATATTGCTAATTTGTAAAAACATATTAAAATCTTTTAAGGTATCTAATACATTTGACAAATCATTGTCAACATCACTATTTTCTTGCAGAGCATCGCACTCTTTTTGTTCTTGTGGAGAAGAAATAACTTCCTCTCCATTATTAAGGGAAACATCACGAGTCCCATCACTCTCAACATCCCGCTGAGAGATAATATCTTTTACAGCACT